AAAGTGTAAGTCATATTGCTCTCCATTTGTTTAACTCATATGAAGAATATATGCGCATATTTACCGAAAGTAAAGCATAAAAAACGCATAAAAAGGAAATTTCTCGAAAAAAATGTATACCATTCGCACATTTCGCAGGCCTCGCCCGCAGCCATCGCCAGAACAAATGGCTCCAAAATTCGCGCTATGCGCTGGATGCGTGACGCCTAAGTTTTGCCGCGAAGGCGGGAAGTGCGATGTCGAGGTGTTGTCCCAAACAAAAGCCGTTAAAAAACAAGCAGTTAGTAAGAAACCAAAGGCCAGCAAATGAAAATGAACGATGAAGAAGTTGGTCAAATCGTTGCGCGCGAGATTGCCGACGCACTTAATCATTATGATAGCGAGTATGCTTCTGATCGCATTAAGGCGCTGGACTATTATCTAGGCGAGCCGTTTGGCAATGAAATCGAAGGCAAAAGCCAAGTCGTTTCAACCGAAACGGCTGATACTATCGAACAAATTATGCCTTCCGTCATGCGCATTTTTTGCGGTTCTGACAAATATGTACGCTTCGCCCCGCGCAGCGCTGAAGACACCGAAGCCGCTGAACAAATCAGCGATTATGTCAACTACATTATCAGCCACGATAATGATGGTTATCGCATTATCGACGCATGGCTGCGCGATGCCCTTCTGTTTAAATTAGGGGTGGTCAAGTTTTATTATGACGAAACCACAACAATCGAAGAAGCCGAATATGAAGGTCTGACCGAAGCCGAACTGGCAAAGCTGCTAGAAAACCCTGACATTGATGTCGTTGCGCAATCTGAAACAGTTACAGAGGTTGTCAACGAAATGGGGATGCTCATGCCGGTTGCGGAAAGCTATGACATTAAAGTCAAGATTTCCAAGAAATCAGGCAAAGTAAAAATCGAAAACGTGCCGCCGGAAGAATTCATTTTTAACCGCCGCGCAAAAAGCCTAGAAGATGCCCGCTTTATAGCACACCGCACAACCATGACTGTCAGCGATCTTGTCAGCATGGGCTTCGACGAAGATGAAATCATTGAACACGCTGGCTCATCGCAAGTCGAAAACGAGGTTGAGCGTGATGTTCGTTTTGGCGACATTGGCAATGGCGTTGAAACCGATCCGGCCGATGACAGCCAGCGGCTTGTTCCTGTTTTTGATAGCGTTGTTTTAATGGACGCTGATGGCGATGGAATATCAGAACGCCGCCGCGTCCTGTCCATTGGCGATGATGGTTCGCATATTTTGGCGAACGAAGTAACAGATATTATTCCGTTCGCAGTTATCAGCCCCATATTAATGCCGCACCGACTTGTTGGCCGCAGCATCTTTGATCTGACAAAGGATTTGCAGCAAATCAAATCTGTCTTGATGCGCCAGTATCTTGATGCAACTTACCTAACTGTCAACCCGCGCACCGTTGCTGTCGAGGGGCAAGTTAATTTTGATGACCTACTAGATGGAACCGCTGGCGGCATTGTGCGGGTTCGCAATGCTGGCGCCGTCCAGATGCTAACAGGAACAGGCGTTGGCAACGAAATCCAGCCATTAATGGGATATCTGGATTCCGTAAAAGAACAAAGAACAGGGATGAGCAAAGCCAGTCAAGGCCTCGATAGCAATGCGCTGCAAAGCACAACGGCAAGCGCTGTCGCTGCAACAGTTAAAGGCGCAGGCCAGAAGCTTGAAAGCTATGCGCGCACCATTGCTGAAACTGGATTTAAAGATTTGTTTCGCGGTATTTTGGCGCTGGTTACAAAATACCAACAGCAAGACCGCATCATCCGCTTGCGAAATAAGTTTGTGCCAATTGACCCACGCGAGTTTGATACTGAGTTTGATGTGATTGTGAATGTCGGGCTTGGCACGGCTGACGATGAGCAAAAGATCGCATTCTTGATGCAAATAGCGGCCAAGCAAGAGCAAATCTTGACAACGCTTGGCGCAAATAACCCGATGGTCACGATGGCGCAATACGCTGGAACCTTGCGCGAGATCGCCGAAATCGGCGGCTTTAAAGATGCAAGCAAGTTCTTCAACTCGCCTGAAATGATCGCACAGCAAATGCAACAGCAACAGGCGCAGGCGCAGCAAGGCCAACAGCCATCGCCTGAAATGATTAAAGTCCAGCAAGACTTTGAGCTCAAGAAAATGAAGATTGAGGCTGAAATACAGCTAGAGCGTGAAAAAATGGAAGCCGAACTTGAAATGCGCCGCGAAGAATTGGCGCTTGAAAGCCAGTTACGCGCAGCCAAAGCGATCACCGACGCAGAAATTTCAACTAATTTGCCGCGAGTGTAAAAATGGAAAAGAGATCATCCCCGCCTAAAAAGCTAAAAATCAAAGGCCAGCCACATAAACTAGCTTACATTAACGATGTCGAAGAAGGCCTCTTGCGGGCTAGGGGCGGCAGCGGCGAAATGGTTTATGGCGTTCCGGCGTTCTATGATGAGGGTGATGATTACGACAGCCCAAATGCAACAGATGCCGATCGTGGGGCTAATAAAGGGACGACGCGCGGTGATGGAAGCGGAGTTGAACGCTATGGAATAAGTGAAAATGACCAAGCAGCAGCGCAAGCGCAGGCGCGCGAAAACTTAGAGCGCAGTTTAAGTGACGAGGCGGCTAGAGCCGCGCGCGAAGGCCGCGCAATGGTCAACTCTTATGCGAACCCATATGCGAACTCAGGGTTAACCGCGCAAGATAGGGCATTTAAAACCACTCCAAATGCGCAGCGCGTTGCACAAAGCTATTTAAATTCGCTTGGCACAAATGGAAGAAATATCTTCGCTCCATCGGTTTTCTCAAACAATCTTATTGGTGGCTCTATTAAGGATGCATATCAGAACAAACGCCTTAGTGATTTGTTCGGTGTTTCTAGCTATTCAAGCTGGTTTGATGATGTTGACACAAGGAAGGCTGTCAACGATCTGGCAATGGAAAGGCTTCAGGATCGTCTTGATGGATACAATTCGAGGGACAGTTACGTTGAAAAGGCTATAAATCCTATCAGGTCATATTTTGGTTCAACCATTATGGACGACCTCAAAAATGGAGGTCGGCCGGTTTTCGATGAACTTGGTCAAGTGCAGGGTTCATTTAATAAAAATATGCTTGGCCTTGAGGTTTATACTGGAAACCCAATCGAAGGGATGCCCGAAACTGGATGGCTTGAAAAAGATTACGCAAGCGAAAGCGATCCTATTGAAAACCCATTAACCGGCGAGCAGCAATGCCCTGACGGCTATTTCTATGATGAGGATTTGCAGTCATGCCGTTTGGGTTCGCCGCCGGCCACTAGCGAAGACATTCCTAGCGTGACAGCGCCAGCGGTCGGCGCGTATTACCGCCCGCAAGGATTGGAGCAGGCGCCAGCGTTTATGCCAGCGGGCTTCGACTATGACGCAGCAAATAGCGCTTTTCTTGACAGCTATGCTTACCGGCCTGATGACTTTGTCGATCCCATGAGTTTGAACGGATTTAAACAAATAACATGAATGAAGCCAAACTTCGCGAACAACGCGAGCGCGCAGTCAATGCGGAGCGCATTTTAAACGAGCCTCTAATTATTGAGGCTTTTGATTATTTAGACGCAGAATTTATGCGCGCGTGGAAACAATCCTCTGTCGAGGATACGCAAGCCCGCGAGCGCATTTATAACTTGTGCCAAGCCTTAGAGGCCGTCAAAGGCCATCTAAAATCGGTTATCGAAACCGGCAAGATGGCGAAGGCGCAATTGGATCAACTTAAAAAATAGGTGTAAATTATGGCTGACAATTCCAGCAAGGAAACCAGCAATTTTTCGATTAACGATGCAATGACTTCGCTTTTGCAAGACCCCGAAGAGGATAACCAAGCAAAGGAAGAAGCAGCGCCAGCGGAAGGCCTAGAGCCTGAAGCTGAAGCCTCTGAAGATGAGGCGTTTGAGGCAGGCGATGAAACTGATGAAGATCAGGATGACGCTGATGCTGATGATGCTGAATATGATGAGGAAGATGCCTCTGACGAGGATGAGCCTGACGACGATGACGATGAGCCTCAAACTGTAACCGCTATCATTGATGGCGAAGAAGTTGAGATAACCATCGAAGAAGCGGTTGCAGGCTATCAGCGTCAGAGCGCGTTCACAAAGCGTATGCAGCAACTCGCGTCTGAGCGGAAAGCCTTTGAGGCCGAAGCTGCTCAAACTAAACAGATGCGTGATGCCTATGCGCAAGGTCTAGCCGACTTATCAGAGCAACTACAATCCATTCAGACCGATGAACCTGATTGGGATAGGGCTTATGAGGAACTCGACGCGAAGGAATACGCTCGCCTCGTTCAAGTTTACAACCAGCGGAAAGAACACGCCGGCTTGATTGAACAAGAGAGGCAACGCATTGCTCAAGAGCAGAATTCGGAACATCGACAGCTTTATCAACGCCACTTAAAAAACGAGGGGCAGCGTATGCTAGAGGTCATCCCACATTGGGCTGACGAAAATGTGCGCGAAACTGAACGAAAGCAAGTGATCCAGTATGCTCAGACTTTGGGATACACCCCGCAAGAAATATCGCAGGCCAGCGATCACCGCGCGGTTAAAGCACTCTATGACTCTTGGAAATTAAGCCAGCTTCAGCAAAGCGCTGGCGCTGCCAAGAAGAAAGTGCGCAAAGCCCCAAAAATGGCAAGAGCAGGCACTCCCCGCCCGAAAGGTGAAAGCCAAACCAGACGCCGCAAGCAATTAGCAAGCCGTCTGGATAGCGAGCGCAGCGTCAACGCTGCTGTGGAACTTTTACTTGGATAGAATAGGAGCCTAAAAATGGCACTACATCAAACTTCGACTGCCGTTGGTGAGAAGGAAACCCTTGCCGACATTATTTATAAAGTGGATTCGGACGAAACTCCGATCTTTTCTTCAATTGCTAAAGAAACCTCAACTGGCGTTTTCACCGAATGGCAAGTGCAGGAACTTTCAGGAGCGGCAGCCAATGCCGTTGCCGAAGGCGCCGACATGGCCGACACTGGCGTTACTGCGACAGCGCGGCTTGGCAACTACCACACTATCAGCCAGAAGGGCTACATTGTTTCTAAAACTTTAGATGCAGTAGATAAAGCTGGAAGAGCACGTGAAGTGGCATACCAGCGGGTTTTAAAAGGCCTTGAGCTTCGTCGCGATATTGAACACATGATCGGCAACACAGACCAAGCCCGCGCGGCTGGTGCAACCCGCCAGTCAGCGTCTTTGTCAACTTGGATCACAAATGGCTCTGTAGGTGCGAGCGGCGCTTTTGCAACAGGAGACGGAACGAACGTCCCTACTGCGGGAACCGCGCGTGCGTTGACACTTGCATTGATCGACGATTCCGTACAAGAGGCATGGGAAGATGGTGGTTCACCATCAATGCTGGTTTGCTCTGCAACCAACCGCGCTAATATCAGCGATCTTGCTCAAGCTGGCACAAACCTTGTGACAAATCAGGTCAATACAACCGCAGCCAAAGCCCCATCTTTTGTGGGTTCTGTCAGCGTCTACATGACCGATTTCGGAACTTTGGACATCACCCCATCACGCTTCATCGGCAACGACCGCGTGTTTGTGATTGATCCAAACTTCGTATCACTCTCAACCCTGACAGGACGTAACTTTGTGGAAAACGACATTGCTAACACAGGCGATGCCGAAAAATCACAAATCGTGACTGAGTGGGCTTTGAAAGTGAAGGCTCCGAAGGCACATGGTGCAATCTTCGATCTGAACGGTTCTTAAAGCCAAAAGCATAATGACTAAAGGGGCGCTTCGGCGCCCCTTTTTAATGAGGTAAACATGACCAAAAGATTATTGAGCAAATCCGGCGACACTGAAACTTGGATGCACGATGCTGATAAAGGTTTTATCATCGAAAAGCGGCAAGAAGTTGATGCCATTTTAGACGCTAATAAAGCGCGGGCGGCTGAGTATCGTGCGGGCAGCATGATCGGCAATACGCAACGGCATTGGCAGCATATCGCCGAAATACCAGCGACAGTCTATTTGGAATTACGCGCCCGATTAGGCGATCCAAAAGATAACCCGACAGAGTGGAAACGCTGGCTCAATGATTATGACAATCGTTTTTTCAGAACTAGCGGCGGGAATATATAATGGCAATCACCGACTATGCTTCGCTCCAAACCGCTATCGCAAATTTTGCGGCGCGTAGCGACCTTACAGCCCAAATCCCCGAATTCATCCAGCTTGCAGAAGCGCGGATGTCACGCGAGTTAGAAAGCCGCAGCCAAGAAAAGCGCGCGCAAGCGCCGTTGACAGCGAACAACGAATATATCAGCCTGCCGACTGACTTGCGTGAGGTTCGTGAAGTAAAACTGAACACCAGCCCACTAACAGTTTTGGAATA